CATTGGCGCCAGCTGATCGCTTTGGCTTCATGCTGGATACAATTGCACGGTTACTGGCTATCGCAGGATCCGGGGTGAAATAGATTCCTTCCCCTAGGTTCCCGGTCTTCGATGGCTCGAAGCGAGTAAACGTATCGGCTGTACCGTGATACATGATCTGGTTTGTTTCAAATCCAGCTCTGTTAGCATCTACCACTGGGTCCAGAGCTTCAATGCCGCGCTTGATGGCCTTACCACCAGCTCCGACACCTTTAAAAACACTACCAACAGTCGGGCCAAGTGCTGCACCCGCTACAGGTATGCCGTACATTGCATCGCCCAGAACACCTAACCCCTGCATCGCTGCATCGAAGTATTCTCCGCGCGAAATATTTTCGCCTAGGCTTGGCATATCCTCAGCGGCAAATGCGTCTATGAGGCCTACATCGCCAGATGGCATGGCTGGCATTTCACCAGCTGCGTCTATGAGTCCCGCGCCGGGAGCGAATTGTGAACCGAAGTATGCGAGCTGCGCTTTACTAGGCAGGTAGTCGAAGATGTCTGTGTCTTCTACGGTTCCGCCGTCGGCAAATCTTTTTTCAAAACTAGCGCGTATTTCTGGGTCGCCCATTGTTGAAACTCGCGCTGATATTTCAGCAGATGAATCTTTGCCCAAAAGATTGGGAAAACGCTTCTGAGCGCCTAAACTGTACTGTGTTTTGCCTTCATCTGGCCTATAAGCCATTACATCAATATTTGAATCACGCCCCAAAACACCCTGAAAACGCTTCGATGCCATGTAATCGTCGCCCATGCGTCGTACATTCACTGGTAGATTCAGCTGAGAGACAATCTGATTGAAAACCAGCTTATCGTTGGGGTCGGGAGAGTCTGCAAGCGCAATGATTGATGTAATTGATTTTCTTGCTATGCCCGGAATTTTTGTCAGCTCTTGTTGCACCCTAGCCTTAATCGCTTCTTTAGCTTGATTTTCGAGAGGGTCGATATATTTACTACGGACCAAGCTTTCAAGCCGATCTAGGTCGCGGTCACGGTTTGACCCAGTTATGACTAAGCCACTGCTGTCGCGCTGCTGGTCATTAAAGATATCTATATCTTTAGTGGCCATATTATTGAGGCAGGGAGCCTATGCCTTGGTTCATGCTTTCTTCCATACCGCTAATAATCTGAGTTCTAGGATCTGGCCCTAAACTTCTCTCAGCCGGGAACATGGTCGCACGGCCAAACGTATTGACCAGATAGCCAATTGCGTCGTCTAGGGTGCCTCTTTTGAGCATGTAATCGAATATTTTTCTGGATTCTTCTAAGGTTTCTGGAGGTACATCCTCCACCCTAACCATAGATCGAAAGTCTGGGCTGGTAATGATCTGCGTGAAGACTTGGTCAACACCGGGCGTGCCGGTCATCTCGATGCTTTCTTGTTCTTCAAATATATCTACGTCTTCAGCTGCCATAATATCACCAGTTCTTACAGGACCAGTATGATGCCGCGAACACGTCCTTTTTCTTTTCTACCGCATCGCAGTTATGTCGCGCACGGAACGATTTGCGTCTGGCCGGTTGATCCTTCTTGATCGACATCTTGGGATCACCGTAGCGAACGACCTTCACTTGATCGCCTTTCTTTGCCAGAACCTTAAATTTTTTCTTGCCACCGGAGGTGCGGACTTGCTTGTTGTAACCGGGAAAAGATTCGCCCCGGTAGGTCAACCTACCAGACTTTGTGCGAGTAACATCTTTTACATCAGCCATAACTTTCCATCCTTTCGTAGTGACGCCAGTTACGGTTCATCACCTCAAACCAATCCTCCATGGTCATTATACACACTAAATCGTTTGTCGCAGGCCACTCAGTATTGACGGCGTACATAGGCAAACAGACCTGTATCGGTTTCCTGTTGTATTTATATATCAAAACCGGGATTTTATCACCCGCAGCCTCACGCACTTGTGCGAGCCACTCAGGTTTGTAGGTCCAGCCATCGGCGTAATGTTTACACTCCACCGCATGATACGGGATGTCGATGTCCGCAAGGTCTTTTTGCTGATATTGGTCCAAATTTCGTTTGCACGAAAAATTTATGTCTTGGGACTCAAGCCACTCATTTATTTGCGTGACCACAGATCTTTCAAATGTGGCGCCTTTCCTCCTAGAATCTGCGCCCATAGGGTACCTTGTAAATTGATATAACCATGTCGTCAGTATACCATTAGATCGCTTGCGGACCACAAAACTCCCTTTTGTCGAAAGCAGGCGCCTGAAGCCCGACCCTTACACCCGACATCCTAGGGCGGAAGGATGGCCGTCCTTATCATCTTCTCCGGTTAAGTTATGTGGTAAGGGCGGCTACTTTTCCATGAGTTTTTTTGAGTTTTGAATGTACCAAACTCAGCTATAGCAATACACCTCGCGCCGATCTGTCACAGGGGGTGTACGGGGGTCCGGTCGGTCAAAATCTCCATAAAAATCAAGCACTTAGGGGTCCCAGCAGACCTGTGCCGTATCCCCTCTGCTCACTGCACGCACATTGTTGCACACATTTGCACACGCCCACACACGCAAAAAGTCCTGTAAAATCAATGACTTACGGGCCTTGCTCGATTTTTCTGGATTTTTGGGAGCTGGAAAGGGCGCGGCCCTCTAGCTGGTTTTTTTTCTAATGATCAGAAAGATCTGGGTCAATCTTTTCTGCGCCCAGAATCTTGGAGAGTCTGTCCTTAATATCTTCGCTGGACATTGAGTCAATGTTGGCGTTGATGTTTAGGTTCTGGGACCTGCTGATGTTTAAACCGGCAAGCTGATTGAGTTCTTTGATAGCTGACACCGCCGCATTGTGATGTCCATCCTCGAATGCAGTCTCCGCTATCTTCCACAGCATCGTGCCAGTTTTCTGTGGAGTGATCGCGTACTTCTCTCGTAGTTCTTCCTGCTTGAGTCGAACCGCTTTCGTAACCTTTGGATAGCTCTTGCCGTTGAGCATTTTGTTTGCAGCTGACGATGGAAACTCGAACCCGGCACGTCGAGCTGCTTCAGTTTGACTACATGCACCTTCGGTGTAGTGCCAGACGAATGCATTCTGCATAGCAGTTATGCCCAGCTCTTCGTCCTTATCGAATTGATCGGGTACTGCGACTAGCTGCGGCTTGTCTTTTCTTGGTCTTCCTGCCATTTGTCCTTCACGTAATTTTTAAACACCATGAGCGCTTCGTCACGCTCGTATGGATCTTCATTATAGGTCCTTCGCTCCTCCGTGTTAAGCAAGAACCATCGATCAAAATTTGAATCAAAACTTAGTTCATCGTCGTATTTAAACTCATGCATATTTTGCCTCCGTTAGCATTCAGGTAGTGCAGGGTATATATAACCGCATTACTACCTATTTGTACGTCACATAACTGTGTTTCTCCTTGTTTATGTGCCTATTAAAAATATCTTTATATACTGTTACCTAACACTACCTATAGTAACAAACCCAGTAAATATAAGGCTTTCAGCATAGGGTACAACCCAGTGCATAGTGCGCCTTTTTTGTTCCCTTTGTCGTCCCATATTTCCCGTGCCTATTTATACTCACTTATACAACGACACGCGCACACCTAGTGCAGTGTCTCTAACCCTGTTTCTGTCAGCACTATATCCTGTAGCTCGCCGACGACTTCCAGTCCAGATCCTTCGGCAATTAGCTCCGCATGTTCTCTGGTATCAGCGATAATATTAGGGCCAGTGTGCGTCGTGCCGTCCCATATAAATTGCGTCAAAAAAATCTTCATTCGTACTCACCATTGATGCGCTTGAAATGCACGCGCACGAAATACTTTCTTAGTAATGATACCAGAGTGAACACAATGGTCTGAAAGACCGCTGTAGTTGTCACTCCGAGTTCTAGGTAGGTAGTGAAGGTAAGACAGGCTAAGGCCACCGGGAACGCCATAAAGAAGCCGACGCCTACGTCTGCAAGCGCTTCTCTGGCCGCTGACTTATCTAGATTGCCCATCTTTCTTTTGTTGAGCTTCCAGCTGCTTCCTGATCTCGTAGCGCTTTAGCATGGCCTGCCTAGTCCTTCTTGCTGTTTTTCTATTCATCGATCAACCTCCTGCCCAGCTGTCCAGCCCCGAACCATATAACTACCGGGATCACCGCGATTGCAGCCGCAACATAGCTGAGGCCCAGCGCCATGTAGCCTAGGGCCTTGCGGAAGGTAACGTCAGTCGTTATATCCACCGCCATAGCTCTTGTATCCTCCACTATCGTCTTCATCTGGTTTGTCATAGTCGAGGTCGTATACTTTTTTTCCATTTGATCTCCTTGGCTCTATGCCACGTTCATGCAGTACCCGTGACGCTTCTTTGAAGTCGGGCATCCTAGGATTTGCAATGCCTAAGTCCCTGAGAAGCTTGGTCATCTGTACTGCATCGGTTTGTTTGCTACTGAACCGCACATGTTCTAGCAATAAGTCTTCTACACTCGATTGTGTGCGGTAGATCTCGTTTGAGTCGTTCAACATCTCCCGTTCATCTGGAGACAAGAACCAATTCTTTTGTCCCGGTACATACATCGTCTCTTTGACTTCCGCCCAGAGCTGTTGCATGTCGATACCGTGATTGAAGTTGATTGCACGCACTGGAATTACCCAGAATCTTCGATTGCCTGACGTGTCCGTCAAGAATTCGCGTGCATTCACACTAGCGTAGAATGCTGTGCGTCTCTGGTATCGCGAGAAGCCGCGGTCATACGGTAGGCGCAATTCATCGCTTCTGGCCGTCACAAATGCTTTCAGTTGGTCAATATCACTCTTCTTAAAGGTAGACTCTATCTCTCCTAGCTCCACAATCCAGTGGCTTACAGCTCGCTTAACGCTGTCTTTGTCAGACGGGTTTAGTGTGGCGCCTTCTAGGAGCCAACCGCTCTCGTAATTGGCAAGACGCTTAAACCACAGCGTCTTACCTAATCCTTGGGCGCCCTGAAACACTAGGATGCCTTCGAGTTCCACTCCATTCGGTTCACACGCTGCCGCGCAGCAGCTTATCAGCCACTTCTTCATAAGCATCTCTTTGAGGGCTTCGTTCTCTGGGGATCCGATGGTATCCAGAAACTCTTGTATGCGACTGCGGCCATCCCATGCCCGTGATTCCATCCATTCTTTAACTGGGTTGTACTCTTTTGCCAGCACCTTGAGATAGTCCGATACCTTGGTGTGCGGTATGCCCATATTGATGCAGCGATTTTCAATCTCGATCAGTGAGGCATCTTCTTTGAGGTCATCGATAAAGGTCATGTTGGGTATGTCGATTTCCATGACCTTCTTGATCACGTTGTACACCACCCGGATGCCCTGCACGGTAAGCACGCCCTGTATGTTCTCTTTAGTATTAAGGTATCTGCCGGTAGAGCTTTTGCTGAAGTCATACTCAACCGGGATGTCTATGTTCTTCAACGTAGGCATCAGCTCACCTTCCAGCGCCTTCGTTGCGTTCTTATGATCGTTATAGTCGCCCTTGGTCTCAGGCATCCAGACATCGGCTTGGCCGTTCTTGCCACGTATCACCTGACACGCTTTAACGGCTTCCTTTTCACCCGTGTTTGATTCTGGATCATTGTCCGCGATGAATTTATGCATGCGGTCATTGAAATACTCGAACATCACCTCTGCGACAGGCGATAAGTTGTATGCGTCAAATGCAACGACGACGGGTTGACTGAAGTCAGCATAGTAGGATGCCGCTGTTGCATATCCTTCGGCGTAGTTAACTACGTCACTGGATTTGAGGATCTCACTGCCTAGTATGAAAAAGCTGCCGCTTTTTTTAGAACCAGTAAGAAATTTCTTGCTGCCGTCTTCACTTATATATTGGATTCCGACAATGGTCATCTGGGCGTCGTACATAGGTATCATGAGAGCGCCCTGCTCGTTTTGTTTCAGGCCGTAAGCCAAGACTTCCTTCTTCTCTAGATAAGGATGGCGCTCAACCGGGAGTCCGCGCTCCCATGCTGACTGCGCACGCTTCGCTGCCTTGTTATAGTTCTCAGCCTTCTTTACTTCGGCTTGTCTTTGTAACTCCTTAATTTCTTCTCTCTGCTCATCAGTCATTTTATACTTCTGCTGATGCTCTGGCTTAAACATAGCTACCGGCTCGGTAGCTGAGATCCTGTAATCACCGATGCGACCAAAAGGCACGGCTTGATCAGTCCATAACTGATACCACCCGACCAATTTGCGTGCGTTGCCTACATTAATGTATGCTCTGCCTACACTGCCATCATCGACTAATCCTTTCTTTGGATCCGGTTCTAAACCATTCTGAGATAAGAAATTAAGAAACTCGCTTCGCACATCCCCAGAAAAGGGCCTCTCGAAGTTTTTTTGGTTTGGTTTCTTAATCTTTAGTGACATCCCTACTTGCTCTATATATTCATTTGTGTACAATATCATACACATTTATAAAAAGTAATCAATTACCGGAGGATCAAAAATGGGATTAACAGTATCAAGCGGCGGCGGCGACTACGAAAGTTTGCAACCGGGCCGTTACAAAGCAGCGTGCTACAAGATTGTGGACGCTGGCAGTCGGATGGAAAGCTTCAAGGGTGGACCAGAAAAGAAAAGGGCGCTCGTTTACATTTATTGGGAAGTGTCCCATATGCAAATGGGTGAGGATGGCGATGAGTTCTGGGATGAAATAAAAATGTCTGACGACAGACCTTTTAGCATTTCCAAGAAGTACACGGCATCATTAAACGAGAATGCAACCCTGCATCTCGATCTTAAATCATGGCGTGGCAAGCCATTCACAGCAGATCAGCTCAAAGCTTTTGACATCGATAACTTGCTTGGCAAGACGTGTGAGTTAGAAGTGATTGGCTATCAAAAACAAGACGGCTCTGATGGCACAGCTGTCGAGGGTGTTTACAAACCAGATGGTGGCGTTAAGTCAATTGAGACTGAGAACGATCAGGTCGCGTTTGATCTAGACATCTACAGCAAAGAGTTTACTGGCGAGTCATGCAAAGAATCAAAAGCCATGTGCGACATCTTTGAAGAGATGCCGGGATGGATGAAAGAGATGATAGAAGAATCTCTTGAATTGAAAGCTGCTAAAGAAAAGGGCGGATCAAAACCAGCACCAGCTGCTGAGTCTGGTGGTCTAGCGGATCTTGCGAAAGACGACGAACCCGACGAAGAAGAAGACGTACCCTTTTAAATGATTTTGCGAATAGGGGCCGCACTCGCTGGTGTGGTGTTCCATCTCCGGGCCGGACATCGGGGGTGCGTGTCTCCTAGCAATGCTTATGGGTAAGAAAATAATAATCGAATTTGACGAGGATGATGCCGAAGAGATACTGGAAATCATCCGTCAGCTATTAGAGAGGAAAGAACAAAATGGCGAAGAGAGGCAGACCGAAGAAGATTGACTCAGTAGTCAATTCACCTAGTCACTACCTTAGTGGTGACATCGAATGTATTGATGCCATGGTGAGCGCGTTTGGCGAAGACCAAGTGCGGATCTATGCAAAGATCAATGCGTTCAAATATTTATGGCGTGCTGGCAAGAAACAAGGCGCCACGGATACTGAAGATCTGGGAAAATCGTGCTGGTATACCAAGCGAGCTGCCGGTGAGGATCCAAGGAGGAGCGATGGAGTTTAAAGTAGGCGTTTACGAAAACGTACCGTACCCAGAGTATGCAGAGATTGAGGCGTTCAGATCTCATGATCTCACCTCTGTAATTAAATGTCCCTACACTTGGAAGCACCAAGGACCGATGAAGGAAACACCGGCCCTAATCGAAGGCCGGGTACAACACTGTGTGTTTCTGGAGCTGGATAAGTTTGACGAAGAGTTTGTGATCGAACCAAATGTAGACCGCAGGACCAAAGCCGGTAAAGAAGAGTACGAAGACTTCAAGGCCGGGATAGGTGACCGCACACCGATCAAGCAAGACATGTACGACGTGTGCATGGACCGCAGAAAGGTAGTCGAAGAATATGTTCCACATGGAACACATAAGGTAGAGCTGACTGTCTGTTTCTATTGGCATAACCACCCGTTCAAAGCACGGTTCGATTGGTATGACGGGAAGAATGTTTGGGATCTTAAAACTGCGCGTGACGCATCACCCAGAGGCTTCAAAAACGCCATCAATAGTTTTAATTACTATATGCAAGCTGCACTGTATTTAGAGGCTGCTAGGGCCTCAAATCTGCCAGCAGAGCAGTTTATGTTCTTGGCACAAGAGAAGCTACACCCCTATCCTTTTGCGGTTTATACGCTCTCAGATGAAGCTGTAGAGTATGGCAAGGCTAAGAATGAGCAAGCGCTCAAGACGTTGTTGGATTGCAAAGATAACGACGACTACAAGCCATTCAACATCACCGGCACACAAGTCGTGGAGCTGGGCGATCTCTGGTAATGATTTTAGATAAGTTTTACTATCGGCCTTTGCCCGACCACCTGAAGTTAGGCGAGAGCGAAATAGAAGGACATGGTGTCTTTGCTGCGGAGCAGATAGAACAAGGCGCCGATCTAGGCCCTACTCATATCAAGATGCCTTTATACAAAGGCTTTGTGCGAACACCGTTGGGTGGTTTCCTCAACCACTCTGAAGATGCGAATTGCATGCTAGAAAACGTGTACGAGTGGGACGATTATCTTGTTTTTCATCTTTTTCCCGTCAGGGATATAGAAAAAGGCGAGGAGCTGACACTCAATTATGACATCTGAAGATCAGGAAGCTATCTGGGCGGAGCAAAAGAAACTTTGCGCTGCTCGGTGGGTCTGGACAAGGCGTCGTGTTCGTACACCAAAACAAATGATTACTTGGGAACAGTGGTGGGAGAAGATGTTCCAAGATAATTACCGGGAATACACCGACAAAATGATGGCCAAAAAAAAGGGAGCTTAAGCTCCCTTATTATTTGTTGGCTTGTTACGCCTCAGCAATTTTAGCCAAACGAGCATCACGATAATCTAAAGCTCCTTCGCCAAGATATATGTTACCGTCTTTAGCTTTAAACAAAGTTTCAAGGCTTGCTGCTTGATCTTTTTGTTTTTGCTTCAGTGAAAACTCCGCTTGCTCTAAAGTAATTGCACCGATTTGCACAAAGTCTAAAAGCATGTCTGCAAATGGTACTTCACCGTTAGACTTCCAAACTGTAAGGCCATCTACTTGTGCTGTCTTTTCAAACTGCTGCTCAATGCTTTTGCTCCAAATGTTACCATTAGAATCTGGTCTAAGCTGATCTGTGAAAAGAACATCACCCGTAAAGGTTTTGTTTTCATCATGAATGCTGGCCATTCCAAATTTTTCTTTTGTGACCACTTCACCCGCTATTTTTACTGTATCGTTTAACATCATTTTTTCTCCGGTTTATTTAACTTACACCACCTATTATAGCTATTTCCGTGTCCGTGTACAGCTTTTTATACAGATGTGTACAATTAATTATGGAGCATTTTGCAACAGCTCAATCGCCCTGCTTTTGTCGCACAACCAGAAAACCAGAAGATACCGATCACCCTCGCCAACCGGGAGGCCACGGTGATTGTGTGTGAATGATGGGAAGATAAGACCGTGTCCATTGGGCAATGGCTTGAGCTTGCCGTGATTGTGAAACTCTGTACCACCGCCTGTGTATTCGCCTGTATTTAACGGCACAACAACGCTTATGTCTGCACTCTCATCATGGTGCCAGTTACCTTGATCTCGCTCTTTGATGTTGTAGTTGGCTATCTGAATGCTGGCAGGATCCGGGCAGCTGCGTTGCCAGATAGACATAATGATGGGGTCCAGTATGTTACGAACCACAAACCACATGTTCTGGTACAGCTCCGGGGAGCGCTCTCGCAATACTATCTCTGGGATCTGGCGTAGGCTGTCTTCATCTTCATTGCCTTCAAAGCCAAACTCCTTCTTCATGTGATCAATCTCTTCACACATCATCTTGCACCAGCTGCGCCTGAATATCGGCATGGTGTACACTTCTGGAAAGGGGTTGCTCAACATCTTATGTATGGGCGTCTTTTTCATCTTACCGACACCCTGCTGTGCTGCATACTTAGTTATGATGGGGAGAGAGTCTTGAACCGCCTGATACGTGTTCTGGTTGATCATCCAATGCGATTGCATGGACAACATGTAATTCTTTAATTGATACATAAGTTTGCATATTGTCGCAAATTTTTATAAAATGATCCACACTTATAACTTATTAAAGTAGTAATATGGATAACATACAACAAGAAGTAAACCCGAAGACTCGTAAGTCTTTGGCTCTTGATGTTCGTACTTACAACATGTTGCAAGACATCTGTAACAGTGAGCGCAGGACCAAGATCGACCAGTTAAAGGTATTGATCGAAAGGGAGCATAAATCGCTGTTCAGCGAGCATGTTAGCGCATGAAGCTCTTCAAACGTAAGAAGTCTGTACCCCAGACTTATCAGCCGGTGCTTGAAGCAAAAGAAGTTATAGACTTGTTTTCAAGATTAACCTTACACCACCAAGCTGCGCTTATGCGTTTGATCTCGCGTAACCTAGTCATACAGGTAGATGGCGAGCAATACATGGGCTATGAGTTTAACTACGACGTAGATAGCGCTGTGATCTTAGCTCATGAGTCTGAGCCGCAGGGTGAGCTTGAGCTAGAAAGTTAAACCAGTCCGCCGATGCCAGATCGTCTGGCCCTCATTCGCATGGCTAGTTCTCTGTCTTCGTCTCTTGGCAGGATAGTCGGAGACATTGCAGGATCAAAGTTTAATGGCGCCCCAGTCTGTCCCGGTAGCCCGTCCTCGAAAAGATCTACATCCAAAGAGCTTTGTGGATTATTTAGAGACTCTTGGGATTGTTCAATCCTTTGCTGGATCATCTCATCAAGTTTGCCCTGTGTAGGCGAGTATGGCTCATCTTCAGATGTGATTGCATCAACACCCTCAGCAGCACCTCTGGTAACGGTTTGTTTTACTCCGTAATCAAAAGCATCTAGGTAATTGTAAGCTTTCTGTATGTCGGCTACAGAGTCAGGATCAAATAAGACATCAGCCAAAGTTTGATAGTAGGCGTCTGCTTGCTTCATGTTAATACTGCGAAGCATGTCATCGCCAATTGTGCCTTGGAATATTCTTCCCGGTAAACGTACACCGGCTAACAAGAATCTAGCAGTCCTCATGCCTAAACCAGCTGTGTCTTGCATCAGCTGTTTTTCAATTAACTGTAATGGCTGTGTATCTGATCCGCCTTTTGATACGCGCATGGCTTTGCCAACCAGCTCGATCATGCGGCTAAAGTTTGCATACTCTTCTGGCTCTAACATTTCTTGCATGAGTTTGTTTGTTTTGCTCTTTGCAAAGAATTGTTGGAATTGTGGTATGCCTTGATCAATGCTTTGACGCATCAAATCATCAAGCTTATCTATGATAAAAAACTTCTTAGCGTCTTTGAAAGCTTCCGGGTCTACAGCTCGCAGAATACGCTTGGCATTCCTCGCAGACTGTATTGATACGTTTGGATCAAATAAATCTTTAACAGCTCTGGCGCTTGCTTTGTCAGTCATAACTCTGGAAAGCTTGCCTATCGCTGAACGCTCTACCATTTGCAAAGCTGGCTTTGTAGGATCGTATACTCTTCTGGCCAAACGATACGTGTCGTCTGCTGCATCAAACAAAGTAGTCAAATCTTCTCGTAATGAGATGAGCCTAGAACCTTGATCTGTTCCTATATTTGCTTTGATTAAATTTTCAATTGATCCGGCCCTGCGATCATGCAGTGCCATCATGTTCTGTATTTGGTTATCTTCTGAATCGAACAACAGTTTTCTAAAAGCTGTTAGCGACTCAACCACATCAGGATCTAATTCTGTGTTTGCCAGCTGATCATCAATCTTTTTGATAATAGGTGCCGTGTCCACAAGCACAGGTTCTGGTGCGTTACGAATTGAGTCGTATAGCTTTGTAGCTCTTTCTTTTCGTTTTGACGCAAGCCTTTCGATTGCTTGCTTACCAGCTGCCGCTACTCTGGCGTTCACATCGCCAAACTGTTGCGTCATGCTGCCAAAGCTGTCCGCCATGGCCTCGATTGCTTCTCTAGTCTTAGTAGCACGGTTATCGTAAAACCTGCGTATAGACTCGATCTGTGGCTGTCTGGTGAGGTAATACTGTATACCTATGGCTCTAGAGCCAATGTCTGAAGCTTCAGCCGGGGTAAGCTTTACGCCCATCTTAGCTGCTTCATCAATGATGCCTTGATTGGTTTCTCGCAAGGTCATCAAATATCTTAGGTTGTCCTCTTTGCCGACAAACTTATTGACGACGTTTCTGACTGGGCCAGCACCAAACGGTATTGCTGAAAAACCAGACGACATAAGCAAGTCATCGTGTGCGGCTTTAATCTCTTCTGGCGGCAGGTTGTAGAACATATCTATCAACGCTTCGCGTCCGCCTCTGGCCACACCACCAATTACATAGTTGCCAAAAAATCCACCAGCTGCTGTGGTGGTTAATGTTACTGCCAGTTTACCTAACGGGTGCCTGATGTTTTCAGAAAGATCTAATCCTTTTTTGAATCCAGCTGTAGCACCGGCCATGCCACCACTAACATCTGCAACAAATGTTGATGCAGGCACAATGTTTGGGAACACATAGTTTTCAAACCAGCCAACATCTTCACCGGGTTCAAACACTTTTTTTGTGGATCCGTCGTAGTCTGTGTAGATCAGCTCGCCGTCTTTGTATCTAAAACGTGCGACAGCTGACGGATCATCAGGAAACTTTTCTGACGCAAAGTATTCGAGCATAGCGTCATCACTGAAAAACAAATTACCTCTTGCTTTCATCAGACCGTAGTCCATGAAGTCACGGTCTTCTTGCTGCTGATTCTGCATAGACTGTTGCAGAAGCTGCTGTATTTGTTCGTCGTAGTTTGGTTGAGCCATGGTTACTTTGTCAGTCCAAAGTTTTGTATGAGGTAATTAGGCACTGCCAGCCCACCGTCTACCATTTTTTGTAGCTTTTCTTTCTTAGCCTCAAAATCTATGGTCGTGTCTCTGTTAATTTGTTCTGCCAAATTCTCAGAGCTGATAGTCGTTTGTTGTCTTGTTGTAGTAGTGCTATCGGTTTTTTCTTTTGCAGACTGTATTTGTCTGTACTGTTGTATGCTGTCATTGACGCTGAACCCAGCGGCTATACCAGCACCCTCTCCACCAATGCCTAATTTGTTGATGGCATCAGCTTCGCCTCTAGCAACACCGCCAAGTGTTTCAAACTCTTCAGGATCGAATATAGGATTGTCGCGTTGCCATGTAGCTGCGAATCTGTCCAAAGCTCTTTTTTGTTTGCCTTTAGACATATTAGAATCTTCGAGCCTGTCAGCCTCATCAGCATAGGCAATAGCGTAATCTTCGGCTCTCTGTGCAATTCTTTCTAAGTAGTCAAGCTGTTTCATAAAACCGTTATAGGTACTTGTTAGAACCGGGGAAGCGGCTAGGAACATTTCCATTTCACGGTTAGAGATAGCACCCTTCGTCTGTCCTACAATCGCCATGGCAAAACCAATGCCTAGCTGGTTCATCAATATTTGGTCGCCAACCTTACTGCTGTCGATCATGCCATCTAGACCAACACCAACAAGTATTTTTCTGATTGGTAACAAGAACGCTTCTTGTGGACCGTAACCACTTTCGCCGATACGCTTTGCTACGTCTCTTGCATACTTGACCTGATCAATAACACCAGAAGCAGATCTAGCTTCTTCTGTAATCGTGTCTTCGTTTTTGATCATTGCCTTGATGTATTCTTTGTCGCCAGTCTCGCCTTGGTTAATAACCGTGTTCGGGCTTTTTACTTGAATACCGTTTTTGTTTTCTAGCAAGTCGTTGATGACTGACTTGTTTGTCATGTTGTCTCTGAACGTGCCTTGTTTTCGCACACCACTGGCAACCATGACTGCATTACCATCGGCGTCTAATACCGGGTTGCCCTGCTCGTTTGTGCTAGGCACCATCTCATCAAACTCGATAGTGATTAAATCGCCGGGATCATTAGCCATCTTAAGTAGCTCAAGCGAATACTTTTGCAAGTAGTCTTGTGCTTTCTGTTCATCTTGCATAGCTAAGTTGGCAGCCTGTAACGCAACCTGTTGATTGGCTTTTGCGTTTGCTTCTTTGTTCGCTCTAATCCTTGCAGACACGCCTGCAAAACCACGGCCTATGCCTTCGTAAACATTGCCTGTTTTTGGTGTAGCAAGTATTGCTGCGCCAAGCTCAGATGCTACGTCATAGATATTTAAATTTGGCGCTTGATAAGCATATGGCGACAGTCTTTGTTGATATTTATCAAAACTGGTTTCGTATTTTGGTTGATTGGCTTGCATCATCATCAACCGCAACGTGTTTGGATCGATAGACCCAAGATCAATCGGTCCTGAGAACGGATCCGCATCAGCTGCACCACCGGGAGCAAAGCCTTTGATCTGCTCTTCCATTTGAGGTCTGCCAATAGCCATTAGACCGCCTTTTGTTGTCCTTGGTTCATAAAGCTACCTATACCGCCTAGCGTAGATAAACCAACACCAAGACCTGCCATCAATGGGCTAGGTGGCGGTGTAAATTGTTGTACGTTGCTCTGTGTGCCAGCTGTCTGAGCTGCTGTACCAATAAACGGTAGAAGCGCTTGATACTGCTGTAGCGGAGCCTGTTGTGCCTGTAGAGCGTTAGCCCTTTGAGCGTTCAGAATCTGTTGTTGTAATTGTTGCTGCTGTCCACCAATACCAGATAGCAAGTTAACACCGCTCATACCTGCTTGTTGCGCCTGACTACCTAAACCTTGCAAGAATCCGCCCAAGCCCTGCTGTGCTTGGAACCTTTGTTGACCGATCTGACTTTCGAGTCCGCCCATCTGACCTAATGCGCCTGACAGCTGTTGTCCTGCACCTAGTGCGGCTTGACCGGCGCCTGCTTGCGCTTGTTGTCCGGTTTGCCCAAAGCCAACCAGTGTCCTTCCTAGACCTGTACCTGCGCCGTAAAGTTGTTGTGCGGTTTGACCTAAACCACTAGCAAGTTGTTGTTGTGACCCCAGTCTGGATGCGCCCAATGAACCCAGACCGGAAGCCAACCCTCTTTCTGCTCCTAAAACATCGCTGGCAACGCCACGTAGTGTGCTGCCTAATGCTTGTTGAGAGCCTAATCTTTGTCCTGCTAAACCAGACAATCCGCTTGCAGCTGATCTTGCTGCCTGTTGTTGTCTAGCAAACTCGCCCATACCTGCGCTCTGAGCTTGTGAAAAGCCTCTAGAACGTATTCCTGCTAATTCCTTAGCTAAACCCCTACCCAAAGCTTCTGTACGCTCATCGGCTGATAAACGCGCTCTAGAGCCGAATGCTGACTCACCACCAGAACGTATGTCTCTGGCTGTTTGTTGTATGTCTGCTAGGTTTGCTTGTTTTACTGCATCCTCGACGGTTTGCTGTACGACAGCATCCTCGAAAGGATCCATAAACTGTTGTGTTAAATCTTGATCGTAAGCGCCTGTAGTTCCGCGCAGTAAACGCTCAGATTCTCCTAGAGCGCCACCAAATCCCTCTGTAGCGCCAATTTGTCGTCTTGCCACATCACCAGCAGCTCTGCCGAATCGCCCTGTAGCGCCTCGTTGTATGCCTTCAGCTTCGCCTAAACGTGTACCAAACTCATCTACAGCTCCTCGCTGTATGCCTGTAGTTTCGGCTAATCTAGTTCCTAAATCTTCTGTTGCAGCTGTGCTTAATCTTCTGCCTTCGCCTAAAGATCCAAGCAATCCTTCTAAACCAGATTGTCTTAGTCTTTCTTCTTCGCTTACGCCACGCTGGACGGCATCTAAGCCACGCAAACCAAAACCTCTTGCAGCCTCTTGCCCTGCGCCTAGTTGATCTATACCAGCCCTGTAAGCGCTCTCTGCGTCACTTATAAATCTGTCTTGTACGCCAACAAGATCTCTAGCTTGTTGTGCTGCGGCTAGTTGATCAGGAGTTAATCCCGCAACCTCTTGCGGCACAATGACTGGCCTGCCTTCTTCATCGAAAAAGGTGCTTTCTGCTGCACGCATGGCACCGGGTATAAAACCGCCTTCGCCATCTAGTCCAAACAATAATTGTTGGAGAGCGGGATCTCTTGTTGTGGATGAGGTAGTTGCAGACGCCACATAGGGAGCATCACCCGCTGTTTCTTGTGCAGCAGGTAAGCCACCGATACCTGCCTGCTGTTGTCTAAAGTTTCTTAGTTCTTCGACAGAAACACCGTAGTAATCGGCTTCTTGTTGGTCATACTCTGCCTGTGTTAAAGGTTCATATTCTTCTGGATCAAATCCGTAAAACGATGCGTCTAAGGCTCCGCCTGTTTGATATTCTCTAATTGGTTGCATTCGCGTATCTCCCGAAAACATCCATCATCTGGTACATAAGCTGTGTGCCACGATCTCTGCTTTCAGAAGCAGAAGGCACCAAAGTCAATATGCCGTTAGGCTCTTCGTTTAATTCAAATGAACCAGCACCTCTTACCGCTTGGCCGGTCATAACAAACTCACCATCACTAAGCATGGCTGGAATGTCGTCACTGGTTTCAGTTCCGGGTCCGTCTATATCGCCGTTCATTCTTTGGAAATCTTCCATGGCTACGTCACCACCGTTTGCATACGCCATGGCATACATCGGTTGCATCGCTCCACCCATTGCGGCTCCCTGCACATATTGAGATGTAACCGCAGGCTTTCTTGGTCCTGCTTGTCCACCACTCAGTGTTGGCATTCTAGGCTGTAAACCAAACTCAACAGGATTTGGTGCTTCTCTGCCCATCCTTCGAGCTATCTCAGCTTCTATGTTGTATCGTCCGCCTGCATCCATCGTAGTTAATGGAGTCATCGGTACGCCTTTATCTTTTCTAGCTTCATCCATGGCCAGTTGGCCAAGTTTTAATGCTGCTCCACCGGCTAGACCAAGGCCAGCCAAACTGCCCAAGCCTCCAGCCAAACCGCCGCCGCCACCGGCTCCCGGTAACAGCCCACCTAAAAACCTGCTTATTGCACTACCTTGTGGTTGTGCAGCTGTTGTAGTTGTCGTGGGCGTTGTAGTTGTTGATGGTGTTGTTGTTGTAGTGGTGGCATTTGGATCAGGTTGGAAGAACGGTTGTCCGTCTGGACCAGTGCCAAAAATGTAACCGCCAGCTTTGCGTAGATTACCAAAAAGACCCGTATCATCTGTACCCGGTAATATTAATTCTGCTGTTTTTCCTAAAAAGCCTTCACCCGGTAATGAAGCTAAGCCACCGCCGACTGATTGTATTTTTCCTACTAA